AACCAAAAGACCAATAAATAACGATCTCCTGACTGTACGGGCAGTCCTCGGTGCATGTGAGTAAAGCTTGGAAACATCAAAGCGCTACCTGTAGGAAGTGGTTCAACGATGCCTCTACCTTGAAATTCTGTACCACCACCCTCGTATTCACCTGTATTTAAAGGCACTACCACGCTTATATCTGCGCTGGCGTCGTGATGCCACGCGCCTTGTTGTTTGTCTTTTATATTGTAATTGGCTATTTGTACGCCACCATCTGTAACGACCCTACCCCAAAGACCCATGAATATTGGGTTAAATATATTGCTGACGACATTCATCAAAGACAAATACAAATCAGGTATATGATCTTGTAAAACTATTTCGGGTATCTGTCTTAGATTGTCCTCGTCTGTATTAGGCTCAAAGTTAAAATGTTTTTTGATGTTATCTAGTTCGTCTTTGAATATATCGCAAAATGTTTCTGAGAACATAGGTGCTGTATAAACATCTTTAATTGGTTCGTCTATAACAGAATGTAAGGGTAAGTTGTCTAAATCTTCTTGACCTTTGGATTTTAAAAAACGAACTATATCTAGTTGAGATTCTTTGACAGCTTGAAAAGTTTTGTCTTCTATAAACCAATCAGACGGCTGAGTTAGAAGTAAATTTTTTACTTCATACGAGGTATTTGTAGTATCTACAGCCTGCATATCAAATCTCAATACTTGTCGCTCCGTTGTTTCTGACAGTTACAGAACCTAGTTCTGATTGCAGTTCAAAACCCCTTGGATTCTTAGGCGTATGAAGCTGTATCCATTTGTTTCCCGTATATACTTGCAAGACCCCAATAGATGTATTCCATACTACATCACCTTGGTTGAATTTTAAAGAACCAAGTTCTGTATCGTTAAATTGTGGCGTAGAGTCAGGATCAAATGTTCCTAAGTTAAGTTCAAGTATTCGCGTTAATCTGTTGAACGTTTCTTTACTTACAGAAGGTTGTAACTCCGTAGGCAGTCTTGTCTCTAATAATTTGCTCATCTTCTACCATCTTGATTTACATCCAAACGAGTATCCCCTAAACGCCAACCGATAGATAAATTACCATTTCCAGAAGCGTCATCATTTGATTCTATTCTTACTACAGCTTGTCTACCCCTTGCTCGTAAATTTACTTTTTGAGTTGAAGAAGATATTTCTGAAGTAGCATCAGTTGTCAACGTATCACTTGGAAAGTTTCTAACTTTGGTGACTATATTTAAAGAACCCGCATTTGCATCTTGCAAAAACTTAATATCTGGAATCAAAGCTGATATTTGTGTAAAACGATCACCATCTCCTATGTCAAAATCACTAGACTCAACAAATACATTAGTCATTTCGCTACCATCGTTGTCAAAACCTATTTCGTGTTGATAGACATATCCACTATCAGCCGCTTGCGGAAAGGACTCTACACCTGAGTCTAACCATGTTGTTCTTGTAAGTTGTCCGTAGTACCAAATTTTTTGTTGAGTATTGTAAATGACATATCTATCAATCTCTTCGCTTGATGCTGATGGATAAAACCAGCCCACTTCATTATGTCTGTTATTTGTAAAGGCTTGTATTTTAAAAGCTTGGTTTTGGTTCAAATCGTTGAATACATAATTATGCACACTGCAAGGTAACTCTTGAACTGTTCCGTTGTAGAGATAAAAATTACCATAAGACATGAAATAAACACCTGTAGCAGCTGTAACAGCAGCTTTTGGTCCTATTAGACCAGATCTTTCGTTAATAAGGTTCAAACTAAAAGTCAAAGGCGCACCTACAAACTGCATCGAATAAACAGAGGTATCTGTAAATATTATAATTTCTTGTCTTGATTTGACACCGCCCACTATAGTTGACCCAGATGATAACCTTACAGAACCTGCCGTATTGGTAATTAAGGGTTCAAACTCTAATTCATTTTCTTGGTCTGAAAAGGAAATTAGCATAGGATCTACAGTTCCTGTTCTAGAGCTGCCTGATATTGGATCAGCGCCCAACACAATTAGATGTCTATCAACTTCTGAAGTCAGCACTTGTAATCCTACTGTCGGTACTAAATTAGCACCCGTAACAGCAGATAACTCGACAGCTCTCGTATTTACACCATCGTTCTCAAGCCATCTAAATATACCTCCAGCGCGGAAATTGATTATTAAATTTTCACCAAAGTTGTCATGTGTCCATAATCTTAACTGGTTAGTCGCATCTAAAGCAGTGGCAGAACCCCAAGTGCCTGCACCCCAAGTCGCCGCACCCCAACCTGTCGATTGCAGATAAACATCAAGACCAGTATTTATTTGATATGCTGCATCGGTGGCGGACCCACCGTTTCCCGTGTCACTAGAGTTTGCTGTTACTGTACTGCTTGACGTGTTTTTAGCTGTTATAGTGTAAGTATTGGCACTTGTTACTAAATCAATTTGATATTCTTGATTTAATACGTCTGCTGTTACATTTCCGCCTAAAGATACTGCACTTGAAAATGTTACAAAATCGCCATTTACAGCTCCGTGACCATTATCAGTTACAGTGATAGTAGAAGATCCATTAGTTGCAGCAAATGTGGCTGCGTTTGTTGTATTTTTCCTGATTGGAGTTACATCGTAAAATACTGTACCTAATTTAATATAGTATTTAAGGTGTGTCCCAATACCAAGATATTTAGTACCCCCTAAAGAAATCCAATTATGTAAAGCTCTTGCTGTCCCCAAGTACGTTGCACTAGTTACTTTTTCCCAACCTCCAAATTTTTCCACTCTACCATCTCTGAACCTTATTAAATTACAATCAAACCAACCCCCCTCGTTACTGTAAGCAGTCCCTTCTCTATTTATACCAGGTCTGAATTGTACTTTTGAATATGGCATTTATATTTTCTCCCAACTTTTTCCTTCAAACAAATCTGCTTCTGCTTGTCTTCGTTTTACTAAACCTTTCAAAACTTCGCCTCCAGCTTTATTCCATCTAACTATTTGTTGTGGTACTTCATCGTATTTTCCGTCGTTAAGAACGCGAAGTAACGTACTCTCAGATAAGTTTTTAGGGCCGAGATTAAATACCCAAGAACAAAGCGCGTCAAATTGGTTTTGCTCTAAAGGAACATCTACCATCTCGTTTATATAGCCTTCGTATTCAGGCATCTCTTCTTGTAGTAGATGCTCTGCTTCGTCTTGGTTTATTCGATCGCCCTCTTTGACACCTTTAATCGTACCGAATCCAATTGTCCAAATACCTACTGAGTCTTGGTATGCCTCTAAACCACATCCCTCAAAGTGTTTGATTAAAGATATGCCTTCTTCAGATATTTTCATTTTATTCGCCCCAAGTCCCGTCCTTTCTAACGTGTCCTGTTTTTGTTCCGCCCCAGTATTCAACAGCGTGTCCTTCTTTGATAAGTTTTTGGCAAACATCTTCACCATCTGCTGTATAAGGTACGCCCAAAATTCTGCCATATTTACCTTTTCCTAAAGACTTAACTTTGAATGTGCCTACACAAAGTTCTTTTAATCTTTCTTTAGCTTTTAAGCCTAAAGCCTTTTCTTCTAAATTTCTTGTTCTAGATTCTGGTGTGTCTATACCTGCCAGCCTAACTCTTTGTTTGTGCAGTTTTACATCAAAACCAAGATCTAAGATGCAATCAAAAGTATCTCCATCTACTATACGATCGAGTGTAGCTCTATATACAAATTCATCTGGAGTTTTACTCATCTTCTTTCCCTTCTTTTGGTTTATCGTACTCTCTATAATACTTGATGATAGATAAAACGTCTTTGG